TCGGGATAAAGAGGTCCCCCGCTTGACATTCCCAAAATACTCTTGCATTTTGACCATATTCAGTTCCCTCCCGCATGTGGCAGGAGGTTGAGCGGCCAGAGGTAGACGATAGATCGTCCCTCGGCATTTGTCGCAACAAGCCGTTGTGACTTTCAGGCAATCCCCCGGCAAGCGCTGGACGAGGCCTTAAAAGTCAAAGGCTTTGTCATGGCTAATACCCAAGCGCAATTCGGCTTCGCTCACTTCGGCTACCAGCCGGGCGGGGCACCTGACTACCAGCTCTCGAAATACGCCATTCAGTCGTCCTATGCGACGGCTATTTTCTTTGGCGACGTGGTCCAGAAATCAGCGAACCTTGGCCCGTATATCCAGCCGTGCGCTTCTGGTTCTAGCAACGCTACTGGTATTGTCGGAATTTTCCAAGGCTGCACCTATACCCCCAAGGGCGGCGTTCCTGGTTGGCTTCCTTGGTATCCTGGAGCGGCTGCTGGTGCCGATTCAACCGCTTATGTGATCGACGCGCCGAACGCCTTATTCAAGGTAGCCGCGCTCCTTACGGCTGTTCCGGCAACTGCGATCGGAAACAATATCGGATTCTCTACCGGAGCTGGGGGCACCACTGTCGGAGGTGGGTTCTCAACCTATACGATTGACCAGAATGCAATCTCGTCTGCTCCGCTTATTCCGTTCAAAGTCATCTCACTCTATCCGGGACTCGGAAACGGCTCAGACCCGACCACCAACTACAATTGGGTAATCGTCGGGTTCAACAACATGGTTTATCGCCAGGGCAATACTGGCATCATTTAAGCGTTGCAATTCTAATGCGGCGCTAGTGGGCGCCGTCTGACACAAGGAGGCCATTAGGTGCCCATCAGTCTCGCAAATGTACGCTCCGAGCTTCTGCCGGGCCTCTTCGATGTCAGGGGCTCATATGATATGATCCCCCGCCAATGGGACAAAGTGTTTAAAACACACAAGTCCTCAATGGCGGTGGAGCGCTCCACCCAGATGGCGTTCGTGGCGCTGCCGTACCTCAAGGACGAGGGCGCGGCAACCCAGTTCGACAACAACGCGGGCGAGCGCTTCACATGGGCGTTTATCCATATCGAGGTGGCGCTGGGATACGCGATCACGCGCAAGGCCATCGATGACAACCTGTACAAAGCACAGTTCAACCCCACCAATCTGAAACTCCAGGAGGCGTTCGCCCAGTTCAAGGAAATTCAGGCCGCGAACATCTTCAACCTCGGCACGACCTACAATGTCAGTCAGGTCGGCGACGGCGTGGCGTTCTTCTCTACCGCGCATCCCTACGACGGCGGTACTTGGGCCAACACGTCCAGCACGCCGAAGTCACTGAACGAGTCGACGCTGCTCGCGAACATGACCAACGTCCGCGCCCAGTTCGTCAACGAGCGCGGCATGCGCATCCTGGCACGAGCTCGCAAGCTTGTCGTACCGCCCAACCTTGAAGCCATCGCAATCCGTCTCACCAAGACAGAGCTGCGCCCCGGCACGGCCGACAACGACGTCAACGCCATCCTGTCTCTGTCAGGAGGTCTCCCCGAAGGCTTCATCGTTCTCGACTTCCTCACCTCGAACTTCGCGTGGTTCCTCACCACGAACATCGAGGGACTCATTCACATGCTGCGCATTCCGTATGAATCGGACATGTGGGTTGACAACATCACTGACAACCTCCTAGTTAAGGCTTACGAGAGGTACAGTTTCGGAATTAACGATCCTCGTGCAGCTTGGGGCGAATTCCCAACCGCATGATTTAATTGAACTTTTTGCTGTTTTGTCAATTAATAGCAAAAAGTACTTGTCAAAAGTTTACAACTGTACTGATCTGGTTACTGTTATAAATACACAAACACCAGATCAGGAGAGTGGAAATGACAACGAAAGAGCAGACATCCGCATTGACGATCGAGTGGCTCCGCGAGCACATGGCGTATGTGCCGGAGATTGGTACGTTTATGTGGAAGGTTAGGGGACCTGGACGCACCGTTGGCAAGGTCTTGGGTAACGTCAATTCGCTTGGCTATACCCAACTGAAGGTTGGCGGCGTCATCTACTATGCCCACCGTTTGGCTTGGTTCTATGTGAACGGCGAATGGCCAAAGAAGCAGGTCGATCATATCGACGGAAATAAGCTCAACAATGCCATAGCCAACTTGCGAGACTGTACTGCCGCTCAAAACTCGGCGAGGCGGAAGGCATCGGCCAAAATTGCTCCCTCGCGCGGCATCTTCCCGCACGGTGCCGGATTCGTTGCGCGCATCCATCACGGCGGCGTTCGCCATTATCTCGGCTACTTTGCCAAACTCGAAGATGCTAAGGCCGCCTATGCTGCCAAAGCCAAAGAAATTCACGGCGAGTTCGCTCACGTTGAACTCGTTTCCGATTGGGATCGCGCCACAGCGGAAGCGGTCGCACGGAGTCCACATCGCGACTGGCTATTGGTAGCCACGCCAAACTTTGAGGGCTCATATGGCTGATTCCAACTTCCGAGGCCCGGTCAACTCGATGGGCGCACTTGAGACCAACGCGGCTACGGCCAGCGTTGAGCCTCTTGACGGACCCAGCCTGTTCTACCAAGCGACGGGGTATCCTGACATTCGCTCTGGTGCCTTTTCGAAGGACGGGACGGCTCCGGGACGGCAGCCGGCGTTTCTGGTTGGATCGGATTTTGTCCTTCTGGACAACATCCCGCAGGCTCGAGGATCGACGCTGATTGCTGCGGCCCAGCAGGGTACGGCGCTGGGAAGTACTGTTTCGCTTGTTACGGCGATGATCGCGGGTAACGCGAGTGTGGCGGCTATTACGATCGGTGTGCCGATTATCCCGCTTGGGACCACGGTTGCGACCTTCGCCAACATTGCGCTTGATTTCGGCTTTGCCACGGGAACGACTACGGCGAACAGCTCGACTGTTGCGGTGGTCGACAGCACCATCTTCCGGCAGGGTCAGTGGATCGTGGTCGGCGGCGCGGCGAATACAGCAGGATCTCGCAGCCTAATTGCCCAGGTGATGACCGCAACCTCGTCTACGGCCATTCAGATCAGCCCTACCGCTGCTACGGGTATTTCGAACACGAATATCGGTCAGGCTAATCTGTGGGGCAGTGCGCTTTTACCGCCTGCGACGCAGTTTGGTCCTACTGCTCCGCTGGCCAATGCACACGCCTTTGGTGGTCCGCAGGAGGCTGGGTTTGCCCGCGTCTATAATCCCCGTGAGATGCTGACCCGGACTATCTCTCTGCAGGGCGTTACGGCTCTAAATACGGCCTATAGCTGTGTAGTCTCAGGGTGGGATATCTGGGGAGCGCCAATGACTGAGGTCATTAGCGCGGCTGCCACAGTCACTACCTTCATGGGAAAGAAGGCGTTCAAGTATATCAGTTCTATTACCTGCGGCACGACGCTAGGCAGTAACCAGACGGTTGCTTACGGTATTGGCGACGTTGTGGGCTTGCCGATCAGGACCGACTATTGGGAAGAGTTGTACGCGACGTGGAACGGTGTCGCGATGGCCAACTTCTCTGGGTTTGTCGCGGCTGTTACTGCCTCGGCCACCAGCACGACCGGCGATGTCAGAGGAACACTGCAGCTCTCGACCTCCATCATTACGGGCGGCGTGGCAACGGCAATGTCGATCGTCGCATCGAACGGCACTGGCCGGGTATATGTGACCTGGAGTGGGCCGCCTACCCCGGTTATCTTGGGAACGCCGACGAATCAGACATCGATGTTCGGTGTTGCCCAGTCAACAGCTACGACCTAACAGGAGGCCTTTTAGATGGCTAAGCACCACGGTATGGACAAGAAAAAGGGTGACAAGGATTGCCGCGCCAAGGGTGGCCGCACCAGCATGTGGGTCTCAGGCAATCCTGATGTGAAGAAGGAAGCCGAGGACGACGAAGACGGTGCGGAGACCGGCCTCAAGAAGGGCGGCAAGGTCAAGAAGCACAAGCGCGCCACCGGTGGCAAGGTGCTCGGCCTGATGACAGGTGGTGGCGTGAGGCCTCGGCTTGACCGTCCTGGGCGCAAGTCTGGCGGTGCCGTTGGTGCCAACCGTTCTCCGCTCTCGACCGCGCATAGCGCGTCGGGGAACGGAGCTGGCTCGTCCAGCCCGACTGACACGTATGGCGGGACACCCAAGTAAGATGGGAAAACTGACGGCCAAGGCTCGCGATAAAATTCCTGGAAAGGACTTTGCCGGGCCTGACCGGAGCTACCCAATTCCTGATGAAGGTCACGTCAAGTCAGCGCTTGCTAGAGCATCAGAGTTTCATCATCCCGGTATCGCGGCAAACGTTAAGAAAAAGGCCAAGAAGAAATTTCCTGGCATGAAATTCAAGATGGAAGGCGGTTCTGTGAGCCAGAGGGCAGACAAACCGCGCAGGAAATAGGATAGCGCGATGGGCATGCCGGTAGCCGCAACCGTCAACGGGACTGGAACTTTCATATATTTCCCGGACTGGACGATTTCGCCATTCCAGGTTGGCATTGCTGCAGTCACTGGCACGACTGGCGTAAACGGAACGGCCACGGTTGACGTTACTTTTGACAAGATAGATTTGGGAACGCTGGGGACCCTCGGAACGGCAGTTGCAAATGTAACTTGGTTCAATATTGTTGCCGCTACTGCGGCCAATGCCACGGCAAATTACACCACTCCAGTTCAGGCCATTCGGTTTAGTGTGGTAACTGCCACGGCTACTAGCGTATTTGTAGCCACCTTTGTTCAAGCGGGTTGGCCGAAATAATAGGGGGCCATCCTGACCAGCAGCGGCACCTACTCATTCCAAATCACGAACGGCGAAGGCGTCTTGGACGCTTTCGAGCGCTGCGGCATTGGCATTGCTCAATTAGAGCAAAAGCATTTCTATACGGCGCGTCGTCAATTGAACCTGATGCTCAGTTCTGAATGGAGCAACAAGCAGGTAAATTTGTGGAAAGTTGAGCTTAATTCTCAACTTCTGACCCAAGGAACGGCGGCTTATACGCTTCCAGCGCGGGTTGTCATGGTGCTGGACGCTTACCGCTCAACGACCACGGCGGGCGTGCAGACAGACATCTTTATGACGCCAATCAGCCGTGACGATTATGCGGCATATCCATCCAAGGCGACGCAGGCCCCACCAACTCAATATTGGTTCGATCGGCTAATAACCCCGACCTTTACGACCTATCCCGTGGCTGATGCTGGCGGTCCATATACCGTCAATTACTATGCCTGCGTTAACGTTCAGGACGCCAACCTGGCAGGCGGTGAGACTCCTGACGTGCCTAATCGTTGGTTTGACGCTATGTGCGCTGGATTGGCCTATCGTCTGGCTCGGGTTTATGCGGCGGATAAGATGGCGATGCTCAAGGCCGATTATCAGGATGCGTGGACGGCTGCCGCCACTCAGGACATCGAGAACGTTCCGATCCGGATCATTCCAAAAATGGGAGGGTACTGGTCATGAGGCGCCATCCGCGTAGGGCTGCTGTTGACCCAGACTTTCCAGCCGGCTGGGCAACGTCCGATCGTAACGGAGCAGTTGGCAACCTCGCCAACATGAAGTTCCAATATGAGTATCGCGGCCCGAAGCTACAGAACACCCGCGTTCTGGTGCATGAGGACGAACTCGACGAACCGCAACGCCAACTTGGCGCTCCCGCGCTGCTTGGTCCAGATCCTCTACCACTGATAAATGCGCGTCCGGAACAATATGCGATTGATGAGTATCCGGTCTCAACGCGCTATACGATGGACGGACGAATCCGAGTTATCATGCAGAACCCGAACGGGTACAACATCAACCTGATTACGACCGTGCAAGGCGGGATTCTAGATGGCACGGTCCGGAGCCTATAAATGGTAGGAACGACGCTTCCAGCGGTTGTCAGAGTAGTTGACCTTCCTGTCGGAACGACAGTGACGGGAGCGGAATTGTTCGAGGTCGTGCAAACCTCTGCTGGAGTTGGCAATAATGCCGTTGGCACTAATCAGGTAGCTAGCAGCCTTGGGATTGCCAGCTCACTGAGCATTGGCACCCTTCTAACAGTCGGCGGCACGGCTACTGTCACGGGCACTACGATCCTAAATGGTGGACTCCAAGTCACCGGGACCACGCTTCTGACTGGTGTTACCGGAGTCGTAGGCACCTCGCAGTTCACTGGTGCTTTTAACGTTGTAGGAACGTCTCTCTTAACCGGATTGTTTGGTGTTGTTGGCACTTCTCAGTTTACCGGAGGATTTAACGTTGTCGGGACTTCTCAGTTTACCGGCGCGTTCAATGTAGTTGGGACGACGTTAATAACTGGAACTCTTGGAGTTGTCGGAACGTCTTTGTTCACTGGCGCCTTTAATGTGCTCGGGACTTCGACTTTCACCGGATCCCATAGCGTTATTGGCACCACACTGTTTACTTCAGGCACCTTCGGGGTAGTCGGTACAGCACTCTTTACGTCTGGTGCTTTTGGAGTTGTTGGTACGGCAACTGTCACAGGTAATCTTTACGCATTAAGCAGTGTGACGATTGGCACAACCGGAGCTTATGCAAATTCATCTACCAATTTTTTTATTTCGTCAGTAGCTGAGAATAGAGTTGAAAGAATTGGGCTGTCAGGGGGTGTTCCGGCGTCTACTGGGGCAACGGATGCAAATCAATTTATTACGTTTGGAAACGCCAACGTCGCTTGGAGATTTGGGTTTTATGCTAGTGGGAATATGTGGCAACAACCTAGCCTTATCTCGAATTATGCATCCAATCTTGGCCATGTCATCAACCCAAACGGGGGGTCTCTTGGTATTGGCGCAGTGAATGCCACAGGCAACATTCCCGTTCTTCTTACTGTGGCTGGCAGCGCTTATCTGCAAAACACACTGGCTATTCCGGCGGGTGGATCGGCGGCTCTCACCTTCTCATCCACCCAGGCTTTCGGCATTTATTTTGGTTCTGGGGCCCCGAGCGTCAGCGCTGCTACGGGGTCGCTTTACTTCAGGTCTGATCCTGCTAATGCCACTTCTCGAATGTACGTCAACACGACCGGAACTGCCGTGTGGGTTGGTCTAACCGCAGTCTCCTGAATGAGGTTAAAAAATGACGACTGTTGTGGTTCACGGTGGAGCGATTGATGATGGTCCGGCAATCAATGCGGCGCTATCTGGTGCGGTCACAGTCTCGCTACCTGACCCAGTCTATAACATAGCAACAAAAGTCGTCCTTAATTCGGCTGGACAGCGTCTGATCGGAGACGGTAGAGGGGCAGTAAAGTTGCTATGCTCAACGCCGAATGCCGCGATCAGTGTTGCGAATGGCGTGACTGAATTTCAAATATCAGATTTCGACATGGTCCGCGTTGGTATCCCAATTGCCGGGCAAAACGGTATTGATACAAGTTATGGGATAGCAGATGAAGGGCTTATTTCAAGAATTGAGGTAAGCGGTTTCTGGCAAGGGTTTTGTCTAGGCCCTACCAGTTTTTCTCTGGCAGAACATCTAATAGCGACTGATTGCTATGACGACGGGATCGTCATCACAAACCGGTTCTTTTCCGGTGGCCTTCAATGGGATACTAATAGATGTTTGTCTCAACAAAACAACGGACTTGGATTCTTGATCGAAACAGTTACAGGAGATACGACGCTGGGTGATCATGAGTGGGTAAAGACCTTCGCCAATCTCAAGGGTGGGTTTGCCGCACAAGCCCTAGCAGGGACTAGAATTAATTCGGTGCGCCTTCTCAAGCCATTTTGTGGACAGGATGGTGGTCATGAGATTTTGCTTAGTACCGGACCAGGAACAACCCATCAAATCGTGGCTCCATATGTGGAGTCGGCTGGAAGATCCCCTTGCGGGGTCGGTTTGAGTCACGCTGCTACAAATCAGGGATGCGGGATATATGCTGATCCTACCGTCAATATGTTGGCAGTAACGGGCGGGGTAATAGCTGGATGTTCGTGGTCAGGAATAGAAACTTGGGCATTGAGAAGCGTAGTGAATGGAGCATCTCTTCAAAGTAATGGTTTTATAGCTCTACCAGGTGAGAAGTGTGGGTTCTTCCTTGGAGGTCCCACCGTTGTGACGGGATGCTTAGCTAACGGACATTTCGTTAATCTGTATGCTCAGGTCGACAGTCACATCATAACTGACAACGATTTAAGAAACTGGAGTTATGCAGCTATCGCAGGATCAGGACCTCTTGTTGTGTCTAAGCAAGACAACAATTTGACCTAGTGAGACGGAATGTCCCTAACTTATGCCACATATGTAACGTCTCTCGCCAACATGCTGGTCGTGCCTGTCACTGACCCTGGCTATCAGGCGATGATTCCGAATTGCCTGGATGATTCTGAATTATTCCTGCAGCGCAAACTTGATCTTGTCGATTCGACGGTCAGGGATTCCAGCGCGACCTTTACGTTAAGCACGCGCAATTTCGTCCTCCCCACTTCTCTTGGGACATATATTGTTGCGGAGCAATTGAACGTCATAACGCCAGCAGGAACTACTAATCCTGAGAATGGTACGAGAAACCCGCTTATCCCCGCATCGATCGATACGTTGGATTTTCTGTGGCCGAGTTCTAACGGTTCAACTCGTCCAGTCTATTTCTCAATGATGGATCAGGACACAGCCATCGTAGGGCCATGGCCTGATGCGACTTACACGGTTGAGGTGGTTGGGACTCAGAGGTTCACGCCGCTTTATGTCAGCCAAACCACGTCACCGCTATCTGTATTCTTCCCTGATCTGTTGCTTGCGGCGTCGTTAGTTTTTGCCTCTGGCTATCAGCGCAACTTCGGTTCAATGGCTGATGATCCAAAGACAGCCATGAGTTGGAAACAGCATCTCGATGATTTGCTGAACGATGCGCAAACTGAGGAAGCGCGCAAGAAATTCCTGATCGGTCACAATGTGACGCCACAGCCGAAGGCGGGTTAGGGATGCTTCTGGCGGTAGAAATGTCGAATGGCAGCCTCAACCGTGGGGAACGGCTGACGATACCCTTTGCGCACTCCTACTTTTTCGTAGATCCGTATCTTATGAAGTCCAAGATACTCGCACCATTCGGTAGCGCAGCGTTTAACGCCGTCGATCTCAATTACCACGTTTCTAGTGGTATTACGCATTTGCTGCGTAATTGTAGCCCAGCGGCAGTTTTCTTTGCTGTAATCGCCGTGCACGTTGATTCGATCAATCGAATGCTTAGGCGATGGTTTCTTACCCATGTCAGCAAAAAAGTTCTCAAAACTGTCTCGCCAATGATTGCATACAATGATACCTCGACCTCCATAAGTTGGATACCTCGGATTGTTCGGGTCATAGCATCTAAGCTTCATCTTGGTCCAAGCTTGGTATTCAGGCGTTCTCGTCATGCCATGTTTGGGCGGGATGCTGTTCTTTCTAACCTGCGTGGCGGCGGTTTCTTTGGCCAAGCATCCGCAACTGAGTGTCGTCCGGCCGATGTTAGAGGCGGCAGCGATTGTTTCGTTGCCGCAGTCGCACTTACACCTCCACATAGCATTGTTGGCTCCTGGAACTTTTACGCGTTCAATTACCAAAAGGCGGCCGAATCGTTGGTTCTGAATCTCTCTCATGTATCATCTCCAAATGCACAAGATGTCATACATAAGATGGGGATTGAAAACAACAAGGAAATGCAGTAATGACGGAGCCAATCACTTCCAACCGTTCGCTGATTGTGCCGAACACGGGGGACCTTTCAGGAGCCTGGGGTACCTCCGCGCTCAATCCTAACTTTCAATCGATTGATACTCTCTTCGGCGGTGTCACGACGATCTCGCTGTCAAGCACGACAACGATTCTTTTGAGCGTGCCGGCGACGACTGGCGTTTGGCCCGGAGGCAATCCATCTCAATCGATGAACTCTATGATCAAGTTCACGGGGGCTCAGACCGGTAGCGCCGTGATTCAGTTCACTCTGCCGGGTTTCTACATCGTTAACAACCAATGCACTGGTACGACTTCCGTGCAGCTTGCGCCGTCTGCTGGTGTTGGGAATAAGATCGGAGCTCCTCCTGGCCAAAAAATCCATATCTTCTACGATGGAACAGATATGGACTATGTCGATATGCCAACGCCTGGAGCGGCGCTTGATCTTCACACCAACACGACGACGCTCCCGCCATGGATGACAGCATGCACGGTCTCTCCTTATCTGGTTAAGGACGGTTCTGTTTACACATCATCTGTCTATCCGGCCTTGTCTCAGTTACTAGGCTCGACCTATGGAGGAAATGGCGTCACGACGTTTGGTGTTCCTGACGAACGGTCTCGATCGAGACTTGGCGTTGACACTGTTCAAGCGGCATCTGGGGCAACATCAGCGCGGCTCACCTTTGCTCAAGCGGGTTTTACGGGATCTTTGCTCGGAGCTTCTGGCGGCACATCCGCTACGGTTTTGCTGACTGCAAACCTTCCACCATATACGCCAACAGGAAGTCTTATCCTTGGCCAATCTCCTAACCCAAATAATATTCCTTCGGTTAGCGGATCAATAGGTTTTGTCCAAGTAGCTTCTGCGCCTGGTACATTGGTTCCAGGAAGTGCTGGTGCATGGGGAAGCAGTGGAACACTGACGCTTACATGCAATGCCCAAGGAGGCACTAGTCAATCCATGGTCAACGTACCACCAGCTATCGTGTCTATCCTTCCGCTGATCAAGACGTAACAATGCCTTATGGTTCTGTCCAACTGTTACCAGGCATTAACGTAGAGAAGACTCCTACGTTGAATCAGGCTGGAATTTCCCAGAGCCAATTGATCAGGTTTAGGGAAAATCTCGTCCAGAAATATGGCGGTTGGTCTAAGTTCTATGCCTTCAACATATCTGGCGTGCCGCGAGATTTGCACGCATGGCAGGATTTGAACGGAGCGGAACATTTGCTGGCTGGGACGACCGGAAGCCTGAACATGATCACGTCAGGGTCTCTGGTTGCGATCACGCCACAACAAATCATCTCCAATACCGGTCCCAACTTTTCGACGATCGGAAACTCGACCACGGTAACGATAGCTGATCCAAACATCAGCGGTTTGAGTTCGTTCGATACGGTTATGATAAACACTCCTGTAACCGTTGGATCAGCGATTATTTCCGGTCTATATACGATCGTTACGTTAGGTGGGACGGGTTACAAGATCAATGTCGCAACAGCGGCGTTCACAACCGTAACTAGTGCAGGTTCTGTGCCGCTGTTTCAGACTACGGCGACATCAAATCTGGTGAATGTTCTTTTCACCTCTCACGGTCTATCCAGCACTGGTTTCATCAATGTAGCGTTTCAGGCTACTACTTCGCTGTCTGGAGTAACCATCTTCGGGGTTTATCCTGCTGTATGGATCGACACCAATAATTTCTCCATCAACGCGAATACGCTGGCTACCGCTGCGGCGACTGTCTTCATGAATAACGGAAGCGCGAGCTTTCAATACTTCATCAACCTTGGTCCTTCGTCTAGCGGAAGTGGTTACGGCACGGGTGGCTATGGGGCTGGTGGCTATGGAACGGGTGCTATAAGTGCATTCCAGACAGGAACTACAATCACCGCAACAGATTGGACGAGCGATAATTGGGGTGAGATAGCGCTGGCTAACCCGACTGGAGGGCCAATCTATCAATACGATCCGACTGGAGGTTTCACCACCGCCAGCATGATAGTCACAGCCCCTCCGTTTAATGGTGGGATTTTCATATCCAATTCGTTGCAAATTCTTTTTGCGTGGGGGTCGACGGCAAACGCTAGTCTTGGCCAGTCTCAAGACCCGATGCTCGTC